ATTCGCACTGGCTGATCTGGGCGATCGCGCTGATCCCGCTCGGCGTCGGCATCGCCCACCTGATCAAGGCCTGGCGCGCGCATTTCGAGCGCTACTTCCAGTGCGACGAGGGCACCATGCGCCTGGTTCGGCCCGTCTCGCGTATCGGCCTGGCTGCACGTGGCGGTTCCTTTCTGATCATTGCCGGGCTGCTGTTCATGGGTGGCAGCCGTTACGAACCGACCGATCCACCCGGCCTCAAGGAAGCGCTGGAAGCGCTGCAGGGCATGCCTGCCGGTGGCGCGCTGCTGCTGGCAATCGGCGTCGGCCACCCAATAAGCACGGTCTCTCTGGTGCGGCGCACCGACGCTCGCAGACGGAAACGCAACCGCCCCGAAGGCATAGCCCAGGGCTTCCACGTCAGCTTGTACAAGGTCGATCCAGTCGTTCGCGTCAGCGCTGCCAGATTGCTCGCCAAAAACCACGACAGGGCGACACTGGCCGACAAGCCAATGTGCGGAGGGCCATAAGTGCCGCTCGTCAGCAAACCCAAGCCCTTTGCCTGCCGCGCTGAAAGGCTGGCAGGGGCATGACGCTGTCCATGCCGGGCGACTGTCTGACCATCCAGCGCGACGCAGCGCAAGAGACCATCCGCCGATCCCGGCGAAGAAATGGCACTGATTGAATCCTTTAATGTCATTGGGGGTTACATCCTCAATTGAGCGGGTATCAACGACGCCCGGCGCAATATGGCCGGCGTCGATAAGGTTGCGCAGGTGCTGCACTGCGTGGGGGTCTACTTCGTTGTAATAAGCGACCACAGCGCCTCCCACACCACAGAGAAAACACGAAAGGCGAGATAGCCCATCGGGAGCCAGAACAGCAGCGAGCAGAGGGCTATACAGATAACTGTGCTTCGCCAGAACCGGCGATAATTGGTTTCTTCGTTCATTTGTGGCACCTCAGATAGTCACCGTGTCGCCGGGCTTAACCTGGCGGGCTTCTTTTTCGCTGCCGCGGATAATGATCGTGTTGCTGTAATCGCCGTAGCACAGCGCCTCCACTTCGACGACCCAGAAATGGCGATATGGACGAACGTCCAGAACTCGCGTCACAACGGCATCAAGCGTGTTCATCAGATCGCCGCCGGCCGCAGATGTTCAGTGGCGCTCGTCCAAGCTCCACATGCGCCAGAGTTGCAACCCACATCGCGGCGAAGAACGCCGATCACTTCACCGGCCATATCGCGGCTTTTGGCGCTGACAGAGCGGCGGACGCTGAAGGCATGGAGCTTGAAAGCGGAGTAGATCTCGCGGGTTTCCGGGGTATCGCTGTTGGATATCAGCGCGCGGATGCCCTGCTGGCGATGAGCATCGAGCAGGGTTGCAACCAGGTCGCGGTGATCGTCCAGGGTAAATGGCTTGCCGTAGGCAGTGAAGTTGGCTGTCTTGCTGGCTGGAATATAGGGTGGGTCGCAGTAAATAACCGCGTCATATGCCAGCTGCATAACGTAAGGGATGGTGTGACGAAAATCGCCATCAATGAAAACGGCTTTTGTGTCGTTGGCCTTTTCGGCAAAGCGGCGCATCTCGTCAGTCGGAAAGTAAGGTGCGCCATATTTCCCGAACGGGACGTTATGATCACCCATCTGATTGACGCGATATATCCCGTTAAAGCAATGTCGGTTCAGATACAGAAACAAAGCGGCATAAAGTAAAGCAGTATCAGCCTTGCACGTATCGCTCCACTGCATGGAGTTAAATAGCGCACGGCGCTTGTAATATTGCTCTTCGTTATTGCCACCCAGGAACATTTCGCGAGCGGTATCAATCAGTCGCTCGGTGTTGGAAGTCAGCACACGAAAGAAATTGATCAGCGCGCGATTGCTATCGCAGAGGATGTAACGGCGGTATTCCGTGTTCATAAACACGGTACCGCTGCCAACGAACGGCTCGATTAAACAATCGGCTTTCGGCAGTTGCATCAGCAGCTGCGGCATGACGCGGGTTTTGCCGCCAGCCCATTTGATAGGTGATTTAGTCATTGCGCGCCTCACAATGATTCGAGGTGCGGGGAGGTCAGGCGCTGCCAGATCTCGCAAACCTGCTCGGCCTGATAGATGGCGTCGGTTAAGGCGTTGTGTGCAACTGAGCGGCGCGGATGGGGGGCGTAACCGATAGCTCCGGCCACTGTAAGCAGGGAGCGGAAGCAGCATTCATTCCAATAAAGCCACGGCAGCATGGAAACGCCTTCGAGCGATGAGCGTTCAAATGCAGATTTGAGGATCGGGAAATCAAACGAACCGCCCTTGCACCACACCTTCAGATTCTTTTTCTTGGTTTCAGGGAATGCGCCTTCAATGAATTTGGCGAAATCCAGCATCACCTCAATTTCATGCGACTTCGCGCCTACCAGCTCGCTGATTGGTTCTTTATCCTGCCTGAGCCACCACATCACCGTGTCGGCGGAGATATGCGCGCCGCGATTCTGCGAGGTTCGCGGATCAATGGTTTGATAGAACGAAGGGCCGGTTTTACCGGTTGATGGTTCGAAGAAAACCGCGCCAATCGCGCAAATCACTGCATTCGGCTGGGTGCTGAGTGTTTCAATGTCGATCATTAAGTGGTTCATTGTTTGCTTTCCTCAGTGATGGGTAATTCGCGGGCGTCAGCCCACTGTTCGATTGATGAATAAATCTCTTCCGGGGTGGCGCTTTCCTTTTTCAACTGGCCAACATAAATACGCAGTAAGCCGAGCAGGTGCGCGCGTTCGTGTTTCCGTGCGTTGATGCTTATTTCCACAAAATCCGGATCGCTTATTCCGCTTTCCAGCTTGATTGACTTAACCCCCATGCGACCTCCTGAAAAAGGCAAAACGAGTCCCCGGCAAAATGAATACCGTTGTTTTTAACGCTGGTTAATTAGTGGTTAGGGCGCGGCTTTCGTTTAATTGACTTGAATACCCTCTCATGCCAGTAATACAGAAAATCAATAAATGTCATTCGCGCACGCTCATGATTACCGCGAATTGTTTTTTCCAGACCGTAAATAATTAAATCTATTGACGGACTGTCAGGGCTAACGGCAATACGCGCACCGTTTCTCAGGTGAACCGTAAATCCCTGTTCGGCGTTTTCTATCGCCTCACGGATCAGCATCTCCTGTTCCCATGATGTTTTCTCTTCGGTGAAGATACTCATACAGCAAGCCCTACAACTGCTGGTGACGGTACCTCACCATTCATGATGGCGCTAACGAACGGACGAAGCTCGCTGAGGGCGTCATCATCATTCATGCAGAAGGCTGTACCGTAAACGTGCTGGACGCCGCTAGCTAATACGCCGTAATGCGACTCGCGGCCCTGTGGGTTGTTTTCCAGGTTGAAATAATAATCTTCCAGCATTTTATTAATCTGTTCAGCATAAAGGCGTTTCATTTCCCGTTCTCCTAATGATTAATAAAGTGGTGATTGGTGATAATACGGTCTATCGTTTTGCGCGCTTCAGATAATGCAAAGTCAATTCCGAAAGAATCACCATCTTTCATAATTTGATAACGCTTCTTGCCTACCCTGCGCGGTAATACGCGAATGGTGAAGCCGCAACAAATCCCGGCGTGCTTATTTATCCAGGTGACTTTAGGTAGATTATCGCAGTGGTTACCGCGAATGCTTCCCGCGAACTTGCCATGCTGTGAGTGGTGTTTATTCATGTAGGCCCATCCTTAAATAATAAACACCTGGATAAACTTAAGCGTCAGCGCAACAGCGATCGCGCCGATACAGACGCCTGCAATCGCAGTGACCATGAGTACTATTCTTTCTTTCAAAGAAGGATTCATACCGTAGCCCCGCCACCAAACATGTTTACGCCCATATCATTCGCCAGCTTATTGGCTTTCTTGATCCAACCTGCTCGCCAGTCCTGTCGCTCAGGGGGTAGTTTCGACGTAGCTTCATGAACCATCTCAAGCCATTCGTTCCACAGAATCAGGAGGCGGCGAGTACTGCCATCAGGGCCAAGTACTTCGCGCTCAGTGACCATCGGTAAAAGGCGGCGATCCATCATGTGACGAACGGCTGACTCCGTTTTGCCGGTTCGACGAGAAAACTCATCAGCAGTGATCGGATCTGGAATCTTAAACAGTGCGCTCAAAACTGCATCTTTCATGTGATAATCTCCATGTTTGGGGTATTACTTCAAAAATCACCCCATAATTGCGTTTTACATAGTGATATTACGATCCATATAGGAGATTTGCAATATGAATATGAGTATTGGTGCCAAGCTTAAGCTTATGCGTGAAAGTGAGCGGCTGACCAGTCGCCCGGAAGTGGCAAGGATGCTCGGAATTGGTAACGATGCATTATGGCGTTATGAAGAAAACAAAACCGTACCAAGCACTGAAGTGATAACAAACATCTTGAATCACCCACGTTTCGAGAAATATGCCCTGTGGTTTATCACAGGAAAGATTGCTCCTGAGTCCGGTCAGATCGCACCGGTTCTCGCACACTTTGGGCAAGACGAAATAACCTCTCAGCCCTCAGACCAGAAAATTGGCTGAGCATCTTTCTTGCTCATCTCTATGAAAATTATCGCGTAACTATCTGTTACGTGACACCAGATCACGTGTTTACCAGAGGTGACAGCTATGACCGTTAAGCTGATCGATGGTGGACGCTATAAAGTGGATATTAGACCGCGTGGAGCGACAGGACGTCGTATACAGCGGATTTTTAAAAAGAAAGCTGATGCTGTGGCTTTTGAAAAATATGTCATCAGCAATATGCACGACAAAGACTGGCTGGATAAACCAACCGATCACAGGCGACTAAGTGAGCTGCTTGATAGATGGTGGGAGCTGCACGGCCGAAGTCATAAGTACGGTGAGAAGCGACAGCGCGAACTTAAGCGGGTAATTAGTGATATGGGCAACCCTCGTCTTTCAAAAATCAATAAGGGGTTTATTGCTGAGTACAGAAGCCTGCGCCTTTATGAAGGGGTTAAGGCTTCCACTGTTAACCGCGACTTGAGCACGTTACGAGGCCTATTCCGTGTATTGACTGAAGCGGAAGATCTCCACGCAGAAAACCCACTAAAAGGGATCACAGATCTCAAGCAGGAAAGGCCCGAAATGTCCTATCTGAGCACTGAAGAGATCGAAAGGCTGCTTTCAGCTTTAAGTAGTGACGCCCGGCGCCTCACTGTTTTGTGCTTAAGCACTGGCGGCCGCTGGGGGGAATCGCTGAATATGCTGGCTCAGAATATGATGCATGGAAAAGTGACGTTTACCAAAACCAAAAACGGGAAGGCGCGCACCGTCCCCATTTCTGATGAGGTCATGAAATACGTCAAAACCAAAACCACCGGCAGACTCTTCGACGTTGACTATGTCGAATATCGCAAGGTACTAAGGGAGGTAAAGCCAGATCTACCTAAGGGCCAGGCTACGCATGTTTTGCGTCATACCTTTGCTGCGCACTTCATGATTAATGGGGGGAATATCTTGCCGTTAAATAAAATA